ATGCTCACATCCTTTACACATTCTCTAGATTCTCTATGCTTATTGTAGAGGATGCACGGGAGGCACGTGCGTGCCGATGCGTGTATCGAGTATAGGTGTTGCCGATTGTGGAGAATCCGTAGTATAATACAAGAAAAGCCCGCACTCCGGCGGGCTTTTCGCATACCTGCACATCATAGTAAGATAATGGCGAGGGGGATGATGGACATGGACAAATACATCATGGCAGCCTGCGGGGCGGCTCTTTTTATGGCAGAAGGATGCTATCATCCCATTTTTTGGGGAATCCCATATGAATGAGAACAGCATTAAATGTGTTCGGGGAGAGCTTTTTTGACAGATGGTCAATGTTGTGCTCAATTTGCAAGATGAGAGTGCGGTAATCCTTTTTGGTCAGGAAGAACCCCAGAATGATCACGCAATCGAAGAGTCTGGACTTGAATAAAGGCGGCTGCTTCTTGTGAAAAAGAACAATTCGGGGTATCTTATTGCCATTCTTCGCAACCGTATTAAATAACCGGTCATCATGCGCGCAGATATTTCGGAAATGATTCACGAATCGAAACATTTCCGAAAGCATAGAAGCGATGCGAATATCATCAATGGAGACATCTGTCCCGTATTCGTGCGAAAACTCATAGATGAACTCCGCAGCAATCTTCTCCTTTACTGACAGATCTAGTGCGTCGAAGAAATGGTAGGTTTCGCCTAAAGTCATCTTCTTGGACAGGACCCACAACGGCAGCTCTTTGTATTTGTCTAGGTAGTGGTAAACCTGTCCACTTTGAGAATTGTTCGTGATGACATTGGAGACTTTGGCTATCAAGCGTGTCACTTTTTGCGGATTGGAAGAATCGAAGTTGTTGATATCAAGGTAACTGAAGTTCTGGGTGTATGTTTCAGAGAAGAAATAGGCAATCTGCGTTTTCAAGAAGGTTTCAACCTTCAGGATTGCGTCCATCAAAGCCGACTTCATGGCGCGATCAAAGGTGTAGAGTGCATATATGTGCTCGAAAGTCGTGCCAGGCTTGTAGCGGTCTTCGCCAGCCTGACGGCAGAGCGCAGTATCCAAGAAGATATCTTTGTAGCCGTTGATGATGTTATAGTACCCTTCACGCTTCAATATTGTCGTAGCCCTGCTACCGTCTCGTATCTCGAGGTTGCGGGAACGAAGTATTTTTAGCTGTTGGCGATAGGTCTTGAATGGTTTACTGCTCGGCATGAGAACACTCCTTTCGGGTAATAAAAAAAGGTCTTGCTTCTCCGCAGATAAGCAAGACCCCGCAACTCGCCCGCAGGTTCGTTGCTGTTCCCTTATCATCATCATACTCGATACAGCCAGGAATGTCAATGAAAAATCTTGACAAAGTGGTGCTTTTCTGCTAACTTTAATAAGTTTTACATGTAAACTACCGAAATGCTTACGGCCGCCTGCGGGCGGCCTTTTGTCATGGGTTGCAAACGCGGCATGGCTTGTATCCACTTGCAACCGCTTCATCGCGAGAACTCAAAGAGACGAAGCGCTCTGGATGCTTGATCGTGCGACAGCCAGGATTGTGGAACTTCATGGATTTGGGATTTCCGAGATAAGTGGCGTTAACGTTGGCACTGCCAGCCGAGGCCGCCTTTTGGACTGCGTGGGTGGCGGTTGCAGCCGTGGTTGCCGCAGCTGCTCCGGCAGATTGGGCGGACGAATCATTGGCGGTAGCCGTTTCGCTATGTTGCTCTTCTTGTGCGGCCTCTGCCGGCTTATCTTCCGGCTGCTCTACCTCTGTGCTGGCAGACTCTGTAGCCATCTCGACTTCTTGCGCTGGCGGCTGGCTGTTCTGAGGAGCGTCTTTTGGACTGGTGAGTGACATGAAGAGCCAGAAACAGCCCGTGCCTGCCGCTATGAGTTTGGCCTTTTTCGGAGAGTATTCATTGCGGTGACGATACAACAAGTACGCTCCGGCGGGCCAAAAGAAAATCAGCATACACCACATGAACCACTTCTTGTCGTACCATTTCACTCTGTTTTCTTTGTCGTGTAGGTCTCCACTGGAAAATGACATAACAATTCCTCCTTTTATCTACAGCTCATGGCCGCCTGCAGGGCGGTCCTTTTTTGTTACTGAGGTTACTGCAAATAGTCGTTGATCATATCATAGAATACGGTTTCGCTGAGGACTTGCAGGTCCTGACCGGAGAGGATAAGTTCTTTGGCACGCTTCATCTTTGAGCTTTTACCACCTTTGATAAGTGGATTGCCTTCTAGACTGCCAATGACAAGGAAATTTGTTTTCTTTGTGACATTGTTCTCACAATGGCCGCCGATATTGCAGACGATTTGGGCGGCATCTTTGCGCGCAAAACGTTGTAGCTTGCCGGTGAAGACGACATTCTTGCCGTAAAGCGGATGAGTGGGGTCATTGAGTGCGGTATCTCCTGCTAGGATGGAAAGATCTACATTGTGATGGCTGCGACGGTATGTGGAAAGGTCGATGCCATTTTCTACGGCCAGCTTTTGCAGATTTGCAAGGATTTCTTGTGTGGCCATGCAGTCGTTGGCAGCACGATGCAGACTTGTATCGATGGAGAAGGCCTTGCAGAGGTCCTTCAGGCGGTGATGCGGAAGATCTGGCATGACGATGCGTGCGATGCGCATGGTATCAACAAAGTCGTTCTGGAGCGGCTTTTGCAGGGTATCCATGAAATTATCGTACAAGAAATTGATGTCGAAGTTGACATTGTGGCCGACGATGACGGTGCCTTCGAGGTACTGGAACAATTGTGGTGCGATATTTTCAAAGCGTGGGGCATTCTTCAGCATGTCGTCAGTGATGCCGGTCAAATCTGTGATAAAATCATCAACAAAATGCTGCTGATTATCGTCGTCAGAGAAGGGGCGCGGTTGGACGTAAGAATGGAACGAATCAACTTGCTTCCCGTCGGTAAATTTTAAACAGGCCACTTCGATAATGTCATCATAATGCGGGTCGAGGCCAGTTGTTTCGAGATCCAGAACAATGTAGTCGCTTGGCGCAGTCAGGATGGAGTGGCCTTTTTCGCGCTCGGCTGGCGCTTTATCTGAGATACTTGACGAACCAATAGATATAGTAATCATCGCTTGTTCCTCCTAGTCGGTCTGTGTTTACGATCGCTTTCTGGGCGGTCTTTTTTGTTGCCATAAAGCGGGGTCGGTGTAGATCACGTTGCCGCGTCTTCGGTCTTGGGCTTGTCGTTGTTGTAGCATGTGTCGAGGACAGCATCGACGGCTGCGCGGCTGTTGGGCGTCAGGACGCGGTACTTGCGCAGGAGGTCCTGCTCCTGGGGCGTGAGGGGCGGAGTGGATGCAGGAGCGGCGGGCGGCTGGACGAGCTCAGACATTTCTAGTAAGTAGTCAGACGATACATTAAAGAACGAGGTCATTTTCCTTAAGATGTCCACACTCGGCTCAGCTCGCCCATTCTCGTATTTTGATATTGCGGCCTTCTGAACGTTCAGAATATTACCGAGCTCTTCTTGTGTTAAGCCTTTCGCGACTCGGAGTTCTTTGATTCTGTTCATAGAAATCCCTCCTTCTCGTATCCAAACGAGATACTATATTAAGTTTACGGTTTCTGTATGAGATACACAAGCAACGTATCCGGAATGGAAATTTATTTGTGTTAGTATCTTTACAGGATACTAATCTTATGTTATAGTGTAAGTATCTTAAAAAGATACACGAAAGGAGGCGATAACGATGTTTGAGCGGTTAAGAGAACTCAGAAAAGAAAAAGGAATGACATGCGAGGATATGGCAAGGCTTTTGGGGCTAGATACAAAAGCCGCGTATAGTAAGAAGGAGTTGGGAAGAACCAAATTCTCGCTTGATGATGCAAAAAAAGTTTCTCGTGCTTTAGGAAGGAGCATCGATGATATTTTTTTTACGAATGAAGTATCTTTAAAAGATACAAAGAGGAATACTGCATGAAACGAAAGGATGTGTAGCAATGGGGATGCAGTTGATGCCAATCAATACGACATTGATTAAGAGAATGACCAACGAACAGCTGGTCAATGAATTCAACCAGAGTCGCCAAAACATCGGGCTAGAGCTTTTGCGCATGGGTGCCATTCTGACCGAACGTAAAGCGCGGCCTTATGAAGGTGATTTCAAGCAGGTGATTGAGCAAGAATTTGGCTTTGGATACAGGCGCGGCTATCTGCTCATGAAAGCATGGAATGAGCGAGATACCTATATCGAAAAAGTGCAGACGTCTGCACTAAATTATGGGCGACTAGATGCCCTATTGTCGATTCCATCCGAGGATCGTGCCAACTTTATCGAGCAGGAGCATCCTGAAGAAAAGACGGCTCGCAAGGCGATGCAGGCCGCCAGAGACTACAAGGCGCTCAAGGCCGAACTCGAGGCCGAGAAGAAAGCTCGTGCAGATGCTGAGAGCAAGAATGCCGAACTCGAGGGCAAGGCGATGGAGACGGAGCAGCGGGCGCAGACGGAGGTGGCCGACGTAAAGCACAGGATCCGGATTCTCAAGTCTCAGCACGAGCAGGAGCGCGATGATCTCAATCAGTTGGCAGTCCAGGCAAAGGCCGAACTCGAGTCACTCAAGGTCGAGCTCTTGTACAAGCAGTCCGAGGTGGATGCGCTCAAGCACGAGCAGAAGATGCAGCAGGAGCCGCAGATCGTCTATCAGGACTCAGAGGATACGGTCCGTGAGGTGAATACGCTCAAGTATCAGCTGGATGAGATCAAGAAGCAGCTGACCGACTCGCAGACGTATGCCAAGCGGCAGACGGAGCGGGCAGAATGGGCCGAGAAGAATGCCAAGTCTCAGACGGAGATGGTGCGGCGGGCGCAGGCGGAGGTGCAGGCACTCAAGAACGGCATGAGCTTGCAGGCGTACTCGAGGGAACACGAGGCGTATGCGCAGTACCAGAGCACGAGCGAAGAGGATTATGAGACGGCTCAGCGCGCCTTGCGGTGGCTTGGGCATCTCGGTGAGGCCCCGCAGACGGAGCCGGAGGTTAAGGAGTGGATTCGCTGCCTGATGCTCGGCATCGAGGATAAGCCGTATGAGATGGCCGCGCGGCGCGATGAGGTCGAGACGGCCATGAAGAAGCTCCAGATGTTCTATGATGCCCTGACGGCAGGCGGCTTGAAGAGGGTGAAATGATGAGCAAGACAGATTGGTTTCGCAGCCAGACGGAAGAAGAGCTGATGACGGAAGGACGCGCGAAGGAACTGAAGCTTCGCCGCAACCGGCTGCGCCATGCCTTCAAGGATGAGATCAATCGGCTGACCGGCCAGGGCAAGAGCCTGACGATGGACGAGAAATTCGCACTCTTCCGGCCATATTACGAGCAGATGAATATCTCGCCAAGTGAGCAGCAGCGCATTGCCTTCGTGCAGCACCTGCAGAGGGCTATGGGTGTGCGCGGTAAGGACGAGAAGAAGACGGACGAGCGCGACATCTATACAGATACTTCGACGGGCACGGTCGGCAATATCCGGCTGTCGAACGACCCGGCATTTGTCAAGAACTGCAAGCGGCGCTTCGACGAGCGCGTCCGCAAGAACAGTAAGTGCGCCGAGATCTGCCGGACGAGCCTCGAACGCATACAGAGAGAAGCGCCACAGCAGACGGAGCTCTCTCTGGGTGAGACGGGGACAGATCGATAGGTTTTCACTTTCATTGTAGCGGGATTTGGATGCGCAAGGGTGCGCGGATGCGCGGATAGGAGGAATCAGCGTGAACGATACGCCATATTATCAGGCACGCCTGCGGGCGGCCGAGAGGGACACAACATTTGAGTCGCGTCAGAGCACGTCGGCAGTAGTCGGCATCGGCTCAACACGGCTCTACCAGATTGAGCGGGGCTTGCGCCTGCCGCATGAGGATGAGATCATCGTCATGGCCAAGGAGTACGATGCTCCGGAACTCATCGAGTATTACTGCAAGCACGTGTGCGCCATCAGCGCGTACTGCCGTGAGATGAGAGGCGCACACTGATGGAAGATAAGGTTTTGCTGGCTGTCCGCTCGGCGGCACGCATTACACGGAACTGGCGCAAGAAGCAGATCGCCGTGCTCGGTGGGGCCATCCTTTTGGCGGCAAAGCAGACGGGTGCAGAGCCGATGGCTGTGCTGCATGACGTCATGGAGTGGCTCGATGATTGGCTCGAAGAGAATGGCAAAGGCGGTGATACGCGATGAAGTCATGGCGAAAGCATCACAAGCATTATCGTGAGTACTGGCACTGGGCACTGGTAATGAGAAAATTCACGGATTGCACGCTTGCTTTTATCCTTGCGAAGGGTAAGCGCGTGAGATTCGAGCGAAAACGTGACGTGCCACTGAAAAGAGCGATGCAGCTCATGCAGGCAGCACGGGATAAGAAGGGCGGTGATCACAATGCGGGCAAAAAATCACACTGAGCAGGGCTTCCTCTATGTCGCTGACATCATGGAGTTCTTTGGGTGCTCGAAGTCGAGGGCCTACCGAGTCATCGCCGAGCTGAACCGAGAGCTCGAGAACAAAGGATTCCTGTACGTGCGCGGCCGAGTCAGCCGCAAATATTTTGAAGAGAGGTATGGAGCATGATTATCCCAGTAGCAAAATACGACGCAGATGGGCGCTGCGTCAAAGCAGGCTTTTCCCTGCGCCCCATCGCACGGAGCGTCAAGCGCGCCAAGAAAGAGCTGGCGCCAAGCAAAGAGACGCAGGAGCGCGTCGAGTGGGCTGTGGCCGGCGTCACAATGATCCTGGGCACGGTCGTCGCCGTCGAGGTTATGGCGGCCATCGCGGCCATCGTGATGTGAGGAGGTTCGTATGTTCAAGAGTGATCTGAGACTTTTCGTGACAGGGCGCTTGCTGAGTGCCAAGGCGTATCTGGCCATCTTCTTGCTCGGCGTCATCGTCGGCGCAATCATCAAGGTCGTGATGTGAGATGGCAAAGAGGAACCCAGTACCGCCACCGCTTTGCCGTCCGGGATACGGCTGCCTTGTCTGTCCATACTCACGCTGTATCCGGCCCGGGTATGGGAGCTGCAAGAACGTCACGAAGGAAGAGCGCAGGATGCTCGCTCTCGTCGGCATGGCAACGGAGCGAGGACATAAAAAAAGAGCCAAGCGCTGAGACGCTCGGCCTATAGAAAAAGTTTAAAAACATGCGTATTTATTATACCACAAAGTGACACGATATAGGACAGGTGGACTATGAGTGAGATATTTGACGGGCAAATCGTCAAGATAGAGGGCGGCAAGATGCTGATCATGGCCAACGCGCCGCCAGAGGAGCTGGCACGGTATCGGCTGTACAAGCATGTCCTCGTCGAGTGTCAGGACGGGCGGCTGCGGTCTATCCAGCAGCTCCGCAAGGCGTATGTCCTGCTCAACGCCATCAGTGCGTGGAGCGGCTACACGCCAGTCGAGGCGACGAAAGAAATGATGAAGATGGCTTTCCGCGCTTCGGTGCTGACACTCCGGCAGGGCCTGCCGAGCTTGGCGACGATTGATGTGACGGAGTGCAGGGCCTTCATCGACTTTCTTGTGCGGTTCTGCGTGGAGAATGGCGTGCCGACGTACAAGGTCGGCATGTACGATCTGGCGGAGGACGTGCGAGCCTACGTCTACCAATGCCTGCTCCACAAGCGCTGTGCGGTCTGCGGGCGGCCGGCTGACCTGCACCATGTCGACCGCATCGGCATGGGAGGCAACCGGCGAGCGACTGGCCACCTCGGGCGGCGTGCTCTGCCGCTCTGCCGCGAGCATCATACGGTGCTGCACATGGTGCCGGAGCAGGACTTCCTCGACAAGTATCATCTTGTGCCGATACCGATAGACCGGCGCATCGCCGCCGTGTATGGACTGAAAGAAAGGAGTGATCACAATGCCGGTGATTCGGATTGATAAGACACGTGACTACACGGTCATGAGCAATCACCATTTCCGCAACCGTAACCTATCCCTCAAGGCGAAGGGCGTCATGAGCCTGATGCTTTCCCTGCCAGAGGGGTGGGACTACACTGTCGCCGGGCTCGCTACGCTCAGTAAGGATGGGCTCGACTCAGTGCGGTCGGCGCTCAAAGAGCTCGAGCGCGAGGGGTACCTCAAGATGGAGCGTGAGCGTGACGAGAAGGGCAAGCTCGGGAAAGCAAGCTACGTTTTATCGGAAATCCCAATCGTGGAAAACCCAATATTGGAAAATCCAAGATTGGAAAATCCTATCTTGGGAAAACCCACGCAATTAAATACTTATCCATTAAGTACTAATACATCAAGTACTAAGGAATCAATTACAGAGGCTGACGCCTCTGAGGATGCCCAGAAGCCGAAGAAGCCGCAGAGCAGGAAAGAGAAGGAGCCGGACCCGTTCGACGTGCCATCTCCGAAGCTTAAAGAGGCACTCAAGGGCTTTGCGGACTCACGCAAGGCGTTGCACAAGCCGCTGACACTCCGAGCCAAGCAGCTTACATTGGACAAGCTTGAGAAGCTGGCACCACATAACGAGGTGAAGCAGGTGGCAATCCTCAACCAGTCGGTCGAACGCGGCTGGCAGGGCGTATTTGCCCTGCAGGAGGATAAGGGCGCTGTGGGTGTCGGAAAGCGGGCGGCTGAGACTAAAGCAGATGACCTCTACCAGGAGGCCATGGGGATTCTGAATCAGTGAGGTGATGGAGATGGAGCAGGAAGATGTCGGCAAGGTCATGAAGCTCCTGGTCACATGCCGCAAGGCGTTCCCGTCATCGCGGGCGGATGCCGAGACGCTGGCACTCTACGTCAAGGTGCTTGCGCCGCTGTCTTACGCGGAGATCGAGGCGGCCGTGCTGCGGATCATGCGCACGGCGCACTTCTTCCCGACGGCGGCAGAGATCTTCGAGGCGGCGGAGAAGATTGAGCAGGCGGTCAACAAGACGGGCCTGCCGGATGCCGGCGAGGCGTGGCGTGAGGCGATGGCAAACGTCTACGAGAATCACGTTTACCATCCCTGGACGTATTCCTGCGATGAGGTGCGGGCGGCTGTCCGGCGCTTCGGCAAGAAGGAGCTCTGCTCACTGGGCGAGCATGAGGTCAATACGGCCAGAGCCCAATTTATGAAGATTTACAACGAGATTGTGGCGCGACGGCGCGAAGACCGTGCTGACCGTCACGTACTGGCACAGATGGGCGACCGCGTGACGGCGCTCATCAAGGACTCGGCAGCGCATCACGCACTGCCGCAGAAAAGAAAGGATGCATGACTATGGCAAATCGTATTTCACTCGACGGACAGGTATTCCAGCCAGAGACGCGCTACTCCCAGACGACCGGCAAGCCGATGCTGAATTTCAATCTGTCATTCTATGATGGTAAGACGGCGGACGGTAAGACAAAGTACGGCAGTATCCGCGTCCGCGCTTTCGGCCCACTCGCTGAGAATATCGCGAAGACCATCACGGAGAAAGACCGCTACATCGTCGAGGGCCACCTCTCGGCGGACAAGTGGGAGAAGGACGGGCAGAAGCATTACCAGCTCGTCGTCATCGCCGACGATATCGGCAAGGCGTTCAACAAGTTCGCGGATGACGGCAAGCCGGTAACGGTCCAGCAGAGTGCCGAAGATCCTGCGGCGGGAGCACCAATCCCGGACGAAGAAATTCCGTTCTGATGGGAGGTGAGAATATGGGCGTGACAGAAATGACAAAGTTGCACTACCTCTGCAAGAAGTTCCGGGGCAGCGTGATGAATATCTCGGCCGATGGCTACTATGCGAGGATGGATTTGCCATACGTCTTTTCGGATGGCTGCAGGGCGATCGTCGATATTTCGATGATGATAAACGGTAAGATTCTCATATCTGACGACGGAAGAATCGCAATGCATGAGCCACTGACGCCGGAAGACGTCAAGATGATCTGCAGGAAAGCCAATCTTGAATTCGCCATGGATGACGAAGACGATGATCCGCCCCTTTACTGCCAGATGTACAAAATCACCGACCAGGATGGCTTCTGCCTCGCAGTCTGGGACATTATCCATGCAATCGTGCTTGCACATGATTGCGCGATGGAATGAGGTGCGACGATGAATTACTGTAAGACATGCAGCACGACGCTCAATGTGCGGCAGGAGAAGCTACTGGACGGTACGCCGGTATATTACTGCAAGAAGTGCAGGCGATACTTCCAGGGACTCTTGAGGAGCTGTGAGACGTGTCGGGATGGCAAGATCTGCCTGCGCGCCACGAGTGACCGCTTCGTCTGTGATGAATGGAAGGATGCTGCGGGGAGACATTGCCATGGCAAAGCATGAGCGCGGTATGGCTATCCTGTATCAGACATACGGGCCGGAGGAGTTTGCTACCTATGCGTGTCCGTATTGCCGCCGGTACGTCCACAAGATCAGCGGGCGGCATATCTGCGCGAGATGCCATAAGTTGGTAGACTGTGGCCGGCTCCGTCCTTATACCGGCAAAATCGTGTATGACGGCGGACGGAGCTGGCTCGACGTGAAGAGGAGCGAAGAGTGATATGAGTTTGGCAAGAGCGATGAAGCGGAAACTGGAGAAGCAGGCTGCCACAGGCGACCTGCGGGCGGCGAAGAGCTATCTCAAGGCGAAGAAATCGGTACGCCATGCGACGACGCGGGAGATCGTCGAGCAGACTATCGTGAGGCGTCAGGCTGTCGCAGAAATCATGATGACCATGGTCGTGGCGGTGCACCGGACTTTCGGCTGGGGCATGGACAGAATCCTGCGGCTGCGCAAAAAAATGCGCGTGGAAACAGAATGCCTCAAAGGGAAGTATGTGAAACTCGAGGAGATCGAGGGCATCATCGAGCGAGAAATGAAGTGGCGCTTCGATATCAAGAAGAATCCTGGTACATGGAAGCTGCGCCAAGAGACGGAGTACAAGGCGACGCGCTTCATGTCGGCGGTCTTTGTCATCGCACTCCACGATGAGTTCGGCTTTGGCTACAAGCGGGCAAAACGAGCTTATGACGAGCTGACGGCCATCTGGAAAGCAATCCATGATGGAGAGCTGAGCATCACCGACATCTTGGCCGAGCATGACCGTATCGGCAAGCGCGTGACATGCAGGACAGTGTAAAGGAGAGACCAATGGACAGTAAAGCGACAAAACCATATCCGCAAGAAACTGAAGACGACGAGTACCGCTATATCGATGCCGGCTGGCTCGATGCCGTCGCTAAGGGATTGACGAGCGGGGCGAAGAAGCATCCGAACGAGACCTGGCGACAGATTCCACCGGAGGAACATGCGGCCCGCGCGATGCGGCATATCAATCTGTACCGTGCTGGAGACCGGGATGACTCGCACCTCGTCAATGCGGCGATGCGGTGCATGATGGCTTTTGCAACGGACAGAGACATGGAGGGTAAGGGATGAATCGTGGAGACCAGGCGAGAAAGATCGGCATCATGCAATGCGAGATGATTGAGCGTGACAACCTCTCGCGGAAGAAGAAGCCGATTGTCATCGCATCCAAGAAGCGCAGCCGGTGGCAGAGTGGCATCTGCAAGATCTGCGGCGAATACTTCGACTGCATCACGCAGGAGCACGCGCATCGACACGGCTTCAAGAATGCCGACGAGATGGCGAAGAGCGATGCGGTCGATTTTGGGAAGAGAGTGGTGAAATAATGGATATCCGGGGACTTTGGAAATATCAGGATCTGATCGAGGAATACAGCCATCTGCAGGTACGTGCGTCGAAAGCGATGCTCGAGCTCCAGCGTGAGCGTGATGAAGTTCGCAGAGAATGCGAGAGGCTCAAAGAGCGCTGCGACGAGCAGAAGAAGGATTTGCGTGCGCTGCGCTTACAGTGCGGCGCACTCGACAACGAGTGCGAAAAGTTGCGGATTGAGAAGGATTGGCAGCGCAAAGAGCGCAAGGCCGCGCGGGCGGAAATCAAAGAGCTGAAGAAAATCCGCTGGCGCTGGCTCGATGCCGAGCATGGTTGGTGGCCGGCGGAAGGTACCGACATTGATGAGATGGTGCAGAAGGTTCCGTATGTCCCATATGCACCAAAACCGAAAGCGAAGCAGGTGCCGGAAGTATGACGGACTACGAGAAAGGAATCCTCGTCGGCATCGCACTCACTTGGCCGATTATCAGCATCAGCACGCTCGTCGTGATCGGCGTCTTTGTAGCGGGCGGCCGGACGAGAAAATGATTTGAATACGGCGGAGAGGCAATGCCTCTCTGCTTTTGCGTATGTGAGGTGACCGGATTGGCAACTTGGGATGATGAGTGGAAATCGATCCAGGAGAAGATACGGGAAGACAGGAGACAGGCAGAGCATTACCTGCTGTGCTATCGGCAGGAGCTTGCTCAGTATCAGCAAGAGAAGGACCAGAAGACACGGGACTGGCTCAAGGCTGTCGAGATGGTGACGGACAGAGTGAGCGGGCAGAAGGCAGACTTCTTGCGATTGCGGAGAGAGGCGTGGCGCAAGCATTTCTATTATCGGGGCAAAGAGACATGGGTACCGTATGTCCAGCAGCGCTATCGGAATATCCAGGCCGAGGCGGGCGGTAGGCGGGCGGCTTTGGCTGGCGAGCGGACACTGCGGCTTTGGTGGCGCGAATTGGTTAGTGATGTTGCCAATGTTCATATCAGAATCAATAATAAATAATAATAAACAATCTAGTCCGGTTGCCGTTTTGCTCGCCGGTTTGGTGGTATGGTATTAGCATATGGGGGCGTTGAGAAAATCGGGGGCCTGAGAAAAACAGGGGCTCCTAATAAATGCCCTCAAATGTGGGGATACCGTAAATCAGAGGAGAAGGATGATATGGCTCGTGAGTTCAGCAGGGCGTTCTATAATAGCCAGCGCTGGCGCAAGTGCGCAAAGGCGTATGCGGAATCACAGATGTATATCTGTGAGCGCTGCCATAACAAGTTCCCACATCGGGACGGGCGGCCGCAGAAATGGATTGTGCATCACAAGCAGCCGTTGACACCCGACAATATTCACGACGACATGATTGCTTATGGATGGGACAACCTCATGCTCCTATGCATTGAGTGCCACAACGCTGTTCACGGTCGAGGTTGCTCGGCTGGGCGGCGGATGCAGTTCGATTCTTCTGGCAATCTTGTCGGGTTCATTGAGTGAGTACATACCCCCCCTATGTGTGCGCCTCAAAAAGAATTTTTCGACGCCGGGGGCGGCCCTCCGTGTGAAATAAACGCGGAGCTCGAGAGGGGTGTAGTCTAAAACGCTGGAAAGGAGGCGGAGAAGATGGGGAAAAAATCAAGAAAAACGCTCTTGAAAGAGCGAGTTGCGGAGCTGAACGACATTTTTGCAGAAGTTCCAGCAGAGAAGATGAAGGTCGCCGGTCAGATGATCATCCGCGTGGCCAAGATGGAATTTTACCTGCTTGACCTCGAGGCGGAGATTGATGAGGTCGGATTTGTGGAGCATTACCAGAACGGCGAGAATCAGTCTGGCACCAAGGAATCTACGGCAAGCCGGTCGTACAGCACAGTCGTCAAGAATTACAATTCCCTCGTCCGTACACTCCTTACACTCCTGCCGGATGATGCAAGGCAGGAAGCCAGCGACGGCTTTGACGAGTTCCTGCAGCAGAGGCGCCGGTGACTGCACGCAAGAATTACATCGAGATATACTATGGCATGATCACAAACGGCGAGGTTGTGGTGAGTGAAAAGGTCCGCAAGCTCTACAAGCACCTGACGGCGAAACTGCAGGACGCTGCGGGGCGGTACGTTTTCGACCAGGCCAAGGCAGATTATGTCATAGATTTCATCGAGCGTTTCTGCAAGCACTCCAAAGGCAAATGGGCCGGCAAGCCGGTTGTGCTGGAGGTGTGGCAGAAGGCACTGCTGTCTGCTCTCTTCGGTTTTGTCGACCGCAATACAGGGCTCCGACAATACCGTGAGCTGCTCCTGATCGTGGCGCGCAAGAATGGAAAATCGACACTGTCGGCAGCCATCGGCGATTATCTCTTGATCGCCGATGGTGAGCCGGGGCCGGAGGTCTATTCAGCGGCCACGAAGCGCGACCAGGCGAAAATTATCTGGTCGGAGGCCGTCCGCATGATCCAGAAGTCGCCAGCACTGAACAAGCGGTGCAAGTGCCTGGTATCAAAGATATCATGTCGCATCAATGACGGCGTTTTTTCGCCGCTGGCATCGGACACGAATAACCAGGACGGCCTGAATATTCATGGAGCGCTCATTGATGAGCTCCATGCCGTCAAAGACAAGAATACATACGATGTCCTGGTGGATGGCATGTCGGCGCGTGAGCAACCGCTCTGCGTCATCACATCTACCGCCGGCACGGTCCGCGACAATATCTACGACCTCAAGTACGAGGAAGGTGCAAATATCGTTGCAGGATATGGCGATTCAGAAGGATATCATGATGAGACGATTTTACCGGTTATCTATGAGCTGGACAAACGCTCTGAATGGACCAATCCAGAGTGCTGGGCGAAAGCCAACCCTTCGCTCGGTACCATCAAGAGCCGAGAGCAGCTTCATGATAAGGTGGAGCGCGCCAAGTCGAATCCAATCTACGTCAAGAATCTGCTCTGCAAGGACTTCAACTTACGAGAGACTGCAACGGAAGCGTTCCTGACGTTTGAGCAGCTGAACAATGACGCTGAATTTGACTTGGATGCTCTTCATCCAAGATACGCGATTGGCGGCGTCGACTTATCGTCGACGACAGATCTGACCTGTGCATCGATTCTTTTCCGTGTGCCGGGTGACAGCACGGTCTACGTCAAGCAGATGTACTGGATCCCAGAGGACTTGCTGGAAAAGCACGTGCGAGAGGATAAAGTGCCCTATGACGTATGGAAGAAGCGTGGCTTTGTCCGCACAAGCCCGGGAAACAGCATTGATTATCGCCTGATCGTGGCATGGTTTGAGGAAATGCAGGCTGAGCACGATGTGTATCTCTACAAAGTCGGATACGACTCGTGGTCGGCGAAATATTTTGTGCAGAATATGACGGATGTCTTCGGCGAGCCGGTTATGGTGCCAGTCATTCAGGGCAAGAAGACATTGTCAGGGCCTATGAAGTCGCTGGCGGCCGAGCTGGAAGCCAAGACTGTCAACTACGGCAACAATCCAGTGCTCAAATGGTGTATGGCCAACGTCTGTATCGATGTTGACCGCAATGGCAACATCCAGCCGACGAAGGGCATCAGCGCCAAGAACCGCATTGATGGCTTTGCGTCGCTACTGGATGCCTATGTAGTCTACAGCAATGAGCGAGAAGAGTACGAGAACCTAGTGTGAGGAGGTGATCCAGTGATTTTCAGAAGTATGTTCCAGAAGATTTTTGGCCAGGGAGCGAATCCACAGACAGACCAGGCCAAGCTCCTGAACACATACAGCAATTCTTACGCACCGTGGGATGGCAACGCTTACGACGAGAGCACGGTCCGCGACTGTGTCGATACCATCGCGCGCCATTTCGGCAAGATGCACCCGCGCCACATCCTGCGGCGAGACGGGCGCATCCAGAAGACTGTCGACGACAACATCAACTACTTGCTGGGGGTAAAGCCGAATCCGCTGATGACCTCATCGGAGTTTCTCGAGAAGTTTGCGACGCAGTATCTCATGCACTCCAATGCGTTTATTTACCCACAGATGGATGCGGTAGGCCGGCTGGTGGCACTTTGGCCGCTGTCTTTTGCTGAGCTCGAGCTACGGGAACGCGGCGGCGAGCTGTACTGCCGGTTCACTTTCGGTGCAGGCCAGCGGACGACGATTCCTTATGCTGATATTGTGCACATCCGACGCCATTTCAATCGCGATGATGTCTGGGGCGACGACTCGATGCGCATTTTCCGCGATGATGTTGACATGCTCAAAGCGGTCAAGATTGCTGTCATCAACGCCGTCAAGAATTTTGGCGCACTGCGGGGCATACTGAAGTGGAAAGCGACGCTGCGGCCGGAGGACCAGAAAGCGGCCTGGAAGGAATTTGTCGATACGTATGCCAACACACAGAACGGCACAGGCATCGGCTCGCTGGATAATCGCGGTGAGTTCCAGCAAATCAACACGCCAGTCACAACCTTCAATGCCAAGCAAATGGAATTTGCGAGGGATTCGATTTACCGCCATTTTGGCCTGAACGATAATATCGTAACAGGTCGATACAGCGAAGACGAGTACATTGCGTTCTACGAGAGTGTACTGGAGCCAATCGCCGTCAAGCTCTCGCAGGAGCTGACGGAGAAACTCTTCACCTCGCGCGAAAAAGGCTGGGGCAATGAGATCGTCATGGAGTCGAATCGGCTCAGCTTTATGAGCGTGGCGTCGAAAATCAAGGTGTGTGAAGCTTTGACGCCAATCGGCTGCATCAGCATCAACGAGGTGCGCGAGATGTTCGGCTATGCTGGCGTCGAGGGCGGCGATGAGCGGCAGGTCAGCCTGAATTATGTCAAAGCGGGCGATCAGTCGGCATACCAGACTGGTAAGGACGGCTCAGGTGACTCGGAAGGAGGTGAACAGGATGAAGATGATGCGACGGATGATGCAGATGCGGGCGGCGGAAACGGATGACGAGGACAAGATGATCGTCGAAGGCTACGCTGCTGTATTCAACAGCAAGACAACCATCTGGGAGTCAAGATGGTCTGGCTACAAGTACACGGAGCAGATTGCCGAGGGGGCTTTTGATGGCGCAGAGATGAGCCGCACGGTTTTCAAGTACAATCACGGCGACAATGGCCTTGTACTTGCCAGGGTATCCAACAATACTCTGAGCCTGTCCACCGACAGCAAGGGCCTCAAGGTGCGGGCGGAAATCGCACAGACGACAGCCGGCCGAGACCTCTACACGCTGATTAAACGCGGCGACCTCGACAAGATGAGCTTTGCCTTTACGGTGGCTGAGTGTACGTACAAGGACATCGAAGACGAGAAGGAGTATCTGACGACGATTGACCGCTTCGATGAGATTTTTGATGTGTCCGTCGTCGACTTCCCCGCTTATTATGACACGAGCATCATGGCGAGAAGCGGCGATGACGTGGCTTATTATCGCAAGCTCGACGAGCAGCGCTTACACGAGAAGCGCCAGCGCCTGATGCTTATGAGTATGTGCTGAAGAAAAGGAGAATATCATGCATAGACTGGAAGAAATCAACAAGCGCAAGATGGAGATCCGCAGCCTGCTGGAGAGCGGAGAAAAGATTGAGAACCTCGATGACTTGGAAAAGGAGCTGCGCGCCCTGAATGACGAGCAGGCAGAGATCCAGCGCCGACAGCAGATTGCCGATGGCATTGATGACGGCACGGTAGCGTCGAAAGAGGTGCTGAAACCGACCCAGCAGAGAGGCAAGCCCTCCGGCAAGTTCGATACGCCGGAATACCGCCAGGCATTCATGGCGTACGTTTGCCGTGGCAAGAAGATGCCGGTAGAGTTCCGCGATGATGCGAATACTGGGACGAGCGACATTGGTGCATTGGTCCCACCGGTAGTCCTCAACAAAATCATCGAGAAAATCGAAGCTTATGGCATGATCCTGCCGCTCGTCACGAAGACGGCCTACAAGACGGGCATGAGCATTCCTGTGGCTTCCGTCAAGCCGAAAGCGTCGTGGGTTGCGGAGGGCGCGACGTCCGAGAAGCAGAAGATGCCGCTTGACTCCACGATCACCTTTGGCCATTTTAAACTTCGCGTCGCAGTCAGCGTATCGCTGGAAGTTGACACCATGGCACTCTCGGCCTTTGAAGCGCGCTTGATCGCATCGATGTCCGAGGCAATGGCTAAAGCACTCGAGCAGGCAATCCTCACGGGCACGGGCAGCGGCCAGCCGACTGGCATCCTGCATGATGCCGAAAAGGGCAAGTCTATCGAGGCCAAGGCAGTCGACTACAAGACGCTTGTGAGCGCCGAAGCGGAACTCCCGATGGAGTATGAGAATGGCGCGGTATGGTGCATGAGCAAGAAGAGCTTCATGGAGTTCGTCGGCATGACGGATACGTCCGGTCAGCCGATCGCGCGCACGAACTATGGTATCGGCGGCGCGCCAGAGCGCACTCTGCTCGGTCGCAAGGTCGTCCTCACGAATTACCTGCCATCCTTCTCTGCCACGCTCAAGAAGACGGACGTCTTTGCGATGCTCTACGACTTCGGCGACTATACGCTCAACACGAATTTCAGCATCGGCATCAAGACGTATGAGGATAACGAAACGGACGATATCATCCGCAAGTCCATCATGGTCTGCGATGGCAAGCCAATCCTCTACGAATCCCTGGTCAAGCTTACGGGTGCGGCAACGGCGTAAAAGAAGGTGTGAAACATGGCGGTAGAACTACAGGAACTGAAAGAGTTTTTGCGGATTGACGCAGACCTCACGGATGATGACGCGCTCATCACGTCACTCGGCTCTGCTGCCATCTCTTATCTGGAGCAGACGACGGGTAAGCGGTTCCAGGACGACTCGGCATTGATGGTACTGGCAGTCAAGCAGCTTGCATTACTCTGGTACGAGAATCGTACCAGCTATACCACAAAGACGGCTGTAAATGCTTTGCCAAATCATTTGCAGAGTATTATCTGGCATATCGCTCAGGCCGGTGTCTATGAGAGATTGGAGGCGTCGCCATGATTGACATGGATGATCTTGGCGGCATGAATAAGCGCATCCATATCCTTAAGTATGCGGAAACCGTCGATGAATACGGCTTTACACATCAATCCTATGTAGACGCCATTGGTAACGCCGTGTGGGCTAAGGTGGAGCCGGCACGTGGGAAAACCTACTACGAGCAGTACCGTGATAAGAGCGAGCTAATCACGAAGATTACGATACGATACCGTAAGGGCATCGACGAGGATATGCTTGTCCAGTATGGCAACAGGGTATACCGCATCGCCTCAGTGGTAGACCCGTATGAAGCCCATGTCAAGCTCGAGCTTATGTGTAACCTGAAGAGGAGCGGTGATAACGATGGAATTGGGTGAGTTTTCCAAACGGCTGACCGAGATGGAGCTGAAGTATCCTGGCGACGCCAGCGATGCACTTGAAAAAGCCGCTAGAAAAATGGTGAAGGCCATCAAGAAAGAGACCCCTGTCGGCAAAACCAATCATCCTCGCAAGCTGAACAAGAGCTGGAAGATGAAGATGGTCGACCTGTGGGGCAAGGCCCCAAAGGCTGAGATCCGCAGCACGGCTCCGCATTACCATCTTGTCAATCGCGGTGTACAGAACCCGAAGGACGCTCATGGCCACCCGAAACCAGAGATGATGGCGGCGTTGAATAAGCACAAGGGCTTCTTAGAGAAAGCCGTCCAAAGCAACTGGGATGATATCAAGAAGGGCATGGAGAAGGATTTCTATAAAAGGGTGCGTGATCATCTTGGCTGAGCGCGTGAAGCAAGTAGAGATCCTGATGAATGTCATGAAGTTGCTCGACGGGGAGTTCCATTGCCGGGTGTACAGTGATGAAGTGCGGGAAGATTTCAAGAAGCCATGCTTCTTTGTTGCCGCAACGTCCATCATGACGCCACAGACGCTGAACTGGATGAAGAAAGAGCTGACTATCGTTCTGACGTACTACGCAGATGACAAGAACAAAAACGAAGTCCATTACCTCGACGTTGTGGATCGCGTGCAAGACCTTTTCCCCGTCGGCGTATCGGCCGGGGAGCGATACCTAAAAATCGACACCATCGAAGACGACCGAGTCGGTGAGGAAGATGACATCTTACAGATTACCATCACGATCCCCTACATGGAGAGCGTGCCGAAGAAAGCCGGCACGGCGGAGATGCTGGAAGAGGTATCCATCGATTTCGTGCACGATGGCGGGCGGCGCGAGCAAGAGGTTTTCTCTGGCGACATAAAGAGCGATTCGGTTTGATTTAGAATTTGAGGAGGAAAAGAAATGGCAAAACTGGGAATGCCATCGGTGACCATCTCGTTTGAGGAAGCTGGCATCGAGGCAATCAACCGCAGCAAGCGCGGCATCGTGGCCTTGCTCCTGGAAGAGCCGCAGGACACAATCACGAAGCTGCTGAAGGATCATACAGTCACAGGTAGTGATGGCAAGACAGAAACAACTGTGAAGGCCATCAGCAACCCCTTCATCGTCTACACGACGGACGATATCCCATCGGAGCTTACCGATGATAATAAAGATTACATCACAAAGGCTATGCTTGGCTACGTAAAGGCACCATATCGCGTCAAGGTATACCTGATGGCCGCAGACGAAACGGCAAATGCCAAGGCGGATAAATTTGCCGAAGCACTCAAACCACTGGCGACGGATCGCTGGGATTACCTGGCCATCCCGACCGTCACTGAGACGCAGTATGAGAGTGTGGGCACTTGGCTCAAGACGAATCGAGACAACAAACACAAGCGTTCCAAAGTTGTTCTCCCTGGCTACGCGGGCGACTATGAAGGCATTGTCAATTTCAGCAACGAGTTTGTCCGGACTATAGCAAAGAGATACACCGGCGCTCAGTACACGCCGCGCATCGCCGGCTTGATTGCCGGCACTCCGCTGACCATCTCGGCCACGTATGCGCCACTGTCAGAAGTCATTGACTGCGACCGCTACACAGCTGACGAGAACGACGAGAAGGTCAACAAAGGCGAGTTCTTCATCTGGTACGATGGTGAGAAATTCAAGATGTCTCGTGCCATGAACAGCCTTGTCACGACGACGCAGGGCAAGCTCGAGGCATACCAGACCATCAAGTCGGTCGACGTCATGGATATGATCTACGATGATGTCAAGAAGACGGCACAGGACAGCTACATCGGCAAATTCACGAATGACTACGACAACAAGCTGCTTCTCATCGCAGCTATCATGGGGTATTTCAAAGAGCTTGAAGCCGGCCGCTTGCTGCAGAAGGGGTATTCGCAGCTCGACATCGATGTAGAGGCCGTCAAGAATTACCAGCTGCAGCACGGGAATTACACACAGGAAGAACTTGCAGATATGGACGATCTGACCATCAAGAAGCTTGATACGAAGAAAAAAGTCTTCCTGCGCGCAAAAATCAAGATCCTGGATGCGATGGAAGATATTTCCTTGCCGATTGATATTTAAGAGGAGGGAATGCAATGGATTCAATGAACGCTCAGCAGGTCATGTCCGGCACCGAAGGCGAGGTGTGGATTGACGGCGATTACATGGCACAGGCTACCGCTTTTAAGGCTGTAGCCAACTTGATTAAGCAGGAGGTCAATCAGGTCAAGAAACGCGGCAAGCAGTATAAGACGACTGGATGGGAAGGAAAAGGCTCAATCAAGATGAATCATGTATCCTCGTACATGATTGATAAAATGGCGCAGAATATCAAGGACGGACATCAGACAGTATGCACGATTGTCGCAAAGATGTCCGACCCCGATGCGATTGGCGCCGAGCGCGTCGTGATCCGCGACGCGACCTTTGATTCTCTTACGCTGATGGATTGGGAAGCCCAAAAGCTCACAGATGAAAGCTACGATTTTACGTTTACCGATTTTGATTTACTCGAGACGGCCAGTGAATAAAGGAGAATGATAGTATGAATTTAGCAGAAGCACTGCTGGCGGCTGATGCTGGCAAGATTATGAAGAAGCAGACAAAGGACCTTGAAATCAAGCGCCTGTCGAGCCGGATTGGCGAGCCCTTTATCCTGCATCTTCGCGAACTTTCGCCTCGCCGCGTCAATGACATCGCAGAAATGACGACAGAAGTAGTGAACGGAAAGCCAAAGCAGAACCGGTACAAGATGGTCCTGCAGGTTATCTGTGAGGCTGTAGCTGATAAAGATTTTGATAATAGGGATGTGCTCAAGCATTACGGCGTTGCTACTCGTAAGGAGCTTTTCGAGAAACTCTTCAGCGTCGCTGAGATTGAAGATATCTACACAGAAGCGAACAAGCTTTGTGGATATGGTAAAGAGGATGAAACGGCAGATGAAGTAAAAAACTGATTCATTCCGACGGCACGGTGCAAGAGATGTACTGGCATTATGTGCGTCACAATATCCGGCCGTCGGAATGGGCAAAAATGGGCCAGGGAGAAAAGATTATCCTGCGGGCATTCATGCTGCAGGAAATCGAGGCTGAACATACAGAGAAGGAAAAAATCGATGCCATGGTGCGGAGCATGAAGAAGGGAGGGGCCTAAATGGCGGAAATCATTGATGTCGTGATGCGGCTCACGGATAACGTGACAGAAGGGCTCCACCACATCCGCACGGAGATGGAGCAGACGGCCAGGGCAAACAGCCAAATGGGCCGCAATCTCACAAACGCTGGCAAAGGCGTCGGTGCATTGTCGAGCGCAATGATGCCTTTGGCTGCTGGCATCGCTGGTGTCGGTGCCATTGGCGTCAAGACGTTCATGGATTTCGATGCGACCATCACCGGCGCTGGCGTCAAAGCTGGTGCGACAGCCGAAGAGATGCAGAAGATGAAAGACGCTGCTTCACAGATGGGCGCGCAGTTCCCTACTACAGCGCGTGATGTAGCGGAAGGCATGGACCGGCTGGCTGCGGGAGGCTTCAACGCCGAGCAGACCATCGGGGCAATGCCTGGCATCATCGAGGCGTCAATCGCATCTGGCGAAGACCTGGCCACCACATCGGATGTCGTCACTTCTGCTCTCTCTATCTGGAGCATGACGGAGGGCGATGTAGCAGCCAATACGGTCCATGTCGCTGATGTTGTGCAGGCCGCAGCAAATGCGTCGAAGCTCGGCATGGCGGATTTTGGCCTGGCCATGCAGTATGCCGGTGCGCCAGCTGCCGCACTCGGCGTCAACATCGAAGAGCTCGGCACAGCCATGGCCATTATGTCGAACAACGGCATTGAAGCATCGACAATCGGCACATCCCTGCGTTCCACACTGTCGCGTTTGGCATCGCCGCCAAAAGAGGCGGCTGCAGCGCTTGATCGGCTGGGAATCAGCTCGGCCGACCTACAGAAGGGCGACGGCAGTTTCATTGGCCTGGCTGGAGCGATAGATCTCCTGCGCGGGAAGATGGAGGGGCTCAGTGATGTACAGCAGGTAGCTGCACTCAAGGCGATTGCTGGTGAGGACGCTTACAGTGGTCTGCTGGCACTAGTCAAGACGAGCCCGGAAGCTTACCAGCAGATGACGGATGCCATTACGAACAGCTCGGGCAGCTCACACGAGGCGTACACCAAGATGCAGGATACCCTGAAAGGCTCGATTGATGCACTGATGAGCTCGGTGGAGGCTTTGGGAATCTCCTTTGGCTCGGCATTAGCTCCGACCATCCGCGAGGTGGCAGGCGGTCTCAAAGGGATTGCTGATGCCTTTACCGCCATGTCGCCAGCGACAAGGAGTATGGTCATCGATGTTGCGGCCGGCATTATGGCTTTCACAGGGCTCACCTTTGCAATCTCGAAAGGACTGACGATTGCAGGAGGCTTCATGACGACGTATGGGCAGATTGGGCGAGTTCTGGCTGGCCATGCTATTCGCAATAAAGCCTTGGAGTATTCGATACTAGGTATCGTAAAAGGCTTCGGTCTATTGCACGCTGCTGGCATGGCTATGCTTGGACCTATGGGAATTGTAGTTGCTGTTATCGCTGCGGCCGCCTTCGTGATTTACAAAAACTGGGATAAATTGGGCCCATTCTTCGCAAAGTTATGGAAAACGGTTACGAGTGCTTTTTCGGAGGCTGCTGCAAAATTTGCACCGATATTTGGGAAAGTGCAATCTGCTTGGTCTGACTTAACATCGGCATTTACCAAAGGCACAGGTGTGTTTGGCGTACTGTATGCCGCATCGGACGTCTTAGCATATGTATTTGGTGGCTTGCTTTATGGTGCTATTGTAACTGTCGCTGGCGTAGTATCTGGTGTGCTGGTTGGAGCGTTTGGTATCATCTCGTCGATTGTCGTCGCACAGATTGGTATACTTGGCGGTTTTATTGATTTCGTTAAAGGAACCTTTACGGGCGATTGGGATTTGGCGTGGAGCGGAGTAGCTGCGATTTTCACAAACATCTGGGAAGGCCTCAAGGGAGTTGCAGAAGGTGTGTTGAATGGCATCAAAGCTATGATTAACGGCGTCATCGGTGGCCTCAACACGATCAGTGTCGACATTCCCAGTTGGGTGCCGGAATACGGTGGCCAGCACTTCGGTGTCAATATCCCGTACTTGGCACATGGCACGGATGATTGGGGTGGCGGCCCGGCTGTCATCAACGAGAGAGGTGGCGAGATTGTCGACTTGCCGAGCGGCTCGCGCGTCATCCCGCATGATCAATCTGTGCGGGCGGCCTACAACATGGGTGCCGCGGCACGGCACGGCGATATCCACATCAATATCAGCGGTGTGACCATCACAAGCGGGCAGGACATCAAAGACTTTGCTCGCCAGATTGCCGCACAAATTCAGTATGAGATGGAGAAAGAAGCTATCAATAGCACAATGGGGGCGATTTAATGAGCAGCTTCCTGAATTTTATCACTAAAGCAGCTGGCATGGTCTCGAATGTGCTTGGCGCATTGGGAGGAACCGGCGATGGATGCGTCTTTACCTTGTCGGGCGATGCGTACAGCGTGGACTTCCCTGTCAGCCCTCCAGATTTTGAAGTCGGGAATCCATACAATAATCAAACCGTGAACATCCAGAACTTGGGCGACATCAATATGCTCGGTAAGCGTGGCCTGCAGACGCTGAAATTCAGCTCTTTTTTTCCGGCACAGGCATACACCTTCGTGCAGACGCTGTCCGTCGCAAATCCATATGACTACGTGAACCAGATCCGGAAGATGGCAGAAAGCGGGCAGCCATGCCATATCTCTATCACTGGAACGGATGTGAGTCTGCCGGTATCCATCGATGATTTCACCTACAAGGAACAAGACGGGTCTGGAGATGTCTACTTCAGCCTCACACTGCGGGAGTACCGCTACATCATGCCTGAGTCTTCTGCGACAAATGCGACAACTGGCCTTAAGAGCCGCATCGCTCAGCTACAGACGGACAAGCAGACGACTTGTCTTGGCACGACCATGGCGAGCATCGACACAGCACAGCGGGCCATCCAGAAGACGACCTCTATCGTCAAGCAGGGGCAAAGGGTCATCGGACTCTATAAAGCAATGGTCAAGTCAGGTGGCATCCCACTCGGCACGGTGCTGACGACTACGGCAAAAGCTGTGCAGACGAACGGGAAATCACTCTATACGTTTTAGGAGGCCATATGCTGAGTATACGATACAGCGACCCTCCGGAAACGGACGCTGAAGCAAAAGCCAGGAAAGACAGTGGCGGACCTGAGCCAAAAGACAATTATGATATCACAGACTATGTGCAGAAACTTGCCTGGTCTGGCGACACGGATCAGGCGGCACGCAAGCTGGATTTCACGATCGCGTACAACACGCCAGCGAAAGACAAGGTCTTCACGCAGCTAAACTTGAAAGTCGGTGGCTTTATTTATCTTTTTTACCGAGAAAATGAAACAGCCGACGAGCTGAATATCTTTCAGGGCCGCATCTTTTACCGTAAGCGTGCAACGGACGGCTATTTCTTCGATTTCTCGTGCTTCGATGACTTGATTTACGTGGCCAAGAGTCACATCCGTGCTGTCATCTCCGGCACGGTAACGGCGGCCATCTCGCAGGTATGCGGTGAGATTGGCATACCGGTCGGCACTCTGCCGGACGGGCTGACGGCCAACGTGGATTTTGTCTGTGAGGACAAGAGCGGCACGGAGGCCCTGCGCATGATCCTGAATTATCAGCAGGCAGTCGATAAAGCCAATGGAACTGACACGTATTATCTGCCGGTGTGCATCCAGGGCAAGGTGAATATCATCAAGAAAGGCGAGCTTATTGACGGATATACGGCGTCGGCCGATACCAATGTCTTCAGCTCGGAGCACTCGGAGAGCATTGAGGGGATGGTCAACCGCATCAAGGCAGTTGATGATGCCGGCACGGTCTGCCAGATGTTTACAATCAATGATGACGTCACGCATTTCGGTATGATTCAGCAAATCTATAAGATGCAGCCACCGAAAGAGGGCGAAACGGTTGATAATGTCAAAGCAGCCAAGGCGAAGCTGGTGCGGCAGAAAGACGAGTCGAGCCTGAAAGGGCTAGGCTATATCCAGTGCATTACGGGGTACGCCATCATGGTCCAGGAAGAGCAGCTGAAAGGCAAGTTTTATATCAAGTCAGACACGCATACCTTTGAGAATGGCCAGCATACTATGGACTTGACGCTGGAATACATGCCGGACAAGCCGGAACAGCCGGAGATTGAGCAACAGGACTACGCGCAGCCCGTTTTCAAATCATCAAGCAACAAGATGGAGAGCAAGCGCGGCGTATCAAACGGTTCGTCTACGGTCGATGCCGGCCTTTCTGCCGGCTGGGATGCTTGGGGCGGCCAGACGATGGCCAACGGACGCGAAGGGTGCGCGGAGTTTGTTGGCAAGTGCGGTTCATACTATTCGCCCTTTTTGGCTCGGGAGGCAGAGAGCGGCATTGTCTACTGCCCGACGATGGTATCCGATGCAGAAGCGGCCGGGCTATTATCATACGATACGAGCGACCTGCAGAAAGGCGATGTCCTGGTATATGGAGATGACGATCATGTGGTCATCTATGATGGCCAAGGTGGATATTACGGGAACAGCTCCAGCCGCAATGTCACGGTGCATGGCGGCGACTACACGAATATGAGCGGAATGCAGGTCACGAAGGTAATCAAGGCAAGCCAGGGGTGATGATGTGAAAAAAACCGAAAATCCATATAAAGCATTGGTGGAGCTGCACCGCAAAATGTCGGCACAAGTAGCGATGCAGCCAACTGTCGGCATCGGCTATGTGGTCAGCCCACCACCAGATATCAAGATAAAATACAATGGCTATATCCTGACAAGCAAGTACCTTTGGGTTGATGATTACTGGATTCCTGGTCATCTGCGGCACATGATTGGCGCGACAAGTTATCGTGGCGGTGGCTCTGGCTATCCGGCATATGAGAGCCACAATCATCCCATCGATAATGATGAGCAACTGACTGATACATGGGCCATTGGTGATCGTGTGGCCATGTTGCCGATTACAGCAGAAGATAATCGCACGACAACACAGTATATCGTGCTTGGAAAGCTGAAGAGATTGGATGGTAATTGATATGGCAAACCCATTTGTCGTCGGGCCTGGCGTGGCCCAGAATCCAAGAACAGATTTGCCTGTATTCAAGGAATTTGCCTGGGATTATGAGAAAGACCAATTCCTTTATGATACGGATGGTGGCCACAAGATTGTCGAGAAGAACGAGGCCGTTAAGGTGTGGGTGTTGCACGCACTGCGTTGTGAGCGGTATCGATATCTGGCTTACTTTGATGATTATGGCATCGAGCTGGAGCCATTTGTCGGGACAGGCCCGAATGATCATGAGCGGTCAAGCGAGCTTTTTCGATACGTAAAAGAGGGCTTGCTTGTAAATCCATACATCTTGGATGTGACGGCGCTGTCGACAGAGCTCGATCACAAGAGAATCATCATGACGCTGCAGCTGGAAACCGTGTATGGCGCAACGTCAGTGGGAATCGAGGTGTAACCGTGTTTGAAGCAGAGAGCCGGGACGTTATCCTGGAGCGTTTGAAAAAGTATTACGACGAAGCGAAGCAGACGGATGTCAGCGCGGTGGAAGGAACATTTTCTTTTGACACGCTTGCCGCCAATGCGAAAGAATTTGAAAAAGCATACGCCGAGATGGACCTTATCATCGACGCGGCATTCCCACAGACGTCTTGGGGGAGATACCTGGATTACTTGGCAGAAGAGCTGGCAGGGCTTGATAGGCGGGCGGCGACGTCGGCTGTGGCTGTACTTACCGTCACGGGAACTGCTGGAGCCGTCATACCAAAGGGGAGTATCTTTGCGACGGAAAGTGGCATCAATTTTCTGGCGGATGATGACACAACGATACCAAGCACAGGAACGGCTTCCGTGAAAGCTACGGCACAGACAGTCGGCACGGGCGGCAATGTGGCAGCCGGGGCCATCAGCAAGATACCAGTCAGCATCTACGGCGTATCGAGTGTCACGAATGAAGCAGCAGCTTATGACGGGTACGAAGAAGAAGCAGACAGCGTCCTGTTGGACCGGATTCTGTTTGCCGTAAGACAGCCAGCCACGAGCGGAAATGTCTACCACTATATCGAGTGGTCTACATCTGTTTCCGGCGTTGGCGCCGTAAAGGTCATGCCGCTTTGGAATGGGAATGGCACGGTGAAAGTCGTTGTTGTTGATACGAATAAAGACGTTCCGTCTGATGACCTCCTGCAGGAGGTCCGGGACGTCATCGCGCAGAATGCACCCATCGGCGCGACGGTGACAGTTGTCGCGCCGACTGTGAAAGCAATCAACATCTCACTAAAAGTAACGAACGGTGCTGGCAATGCGGACGCAATCAAAACGGTTGTGACGGAATATCTGAAAAAAGAAGTGTTTGGGACGAATTATAAGAATTTGTCGGATCTGAATAAGGAGATCACGGTCTCGTATGCTCAGATTGGCCGAATTATCCTGGATGAATCGGCACGGACCGGCGTCACAGACTACAACGCACTGACTATCAATGATGGCACAACGAATCTTACGGTGCCGGCAGATAATATGCCGGTGGTGGGGACGGTGACGCTTATATGAGACATGGTTGGATGCGGAATGGTAAGGTAGATATCTTAAAGTATCTGCCACCATTTTTGGGTAAAGACAAGTCCTTTAAGGCCACAAATAATGCCGATAGTACCGAGCATGATGCTATCCGCGCAGATCTGCAAGACTTGTTGGACCAGCTTTACGTGGCAACCGCCACATGGGGGATAGAAAAATGGGAGGAACTTGTAGATATCGCACCACAGGATGGCGCGGATATTGCAGACAGACGGGCGGCAGTCCTGCTGAAGCTCAAGAAGCCGCCAAGTGTCACGGCTGATTTCCTCGAAAAACTCATCAATCGGTACGTCGCCGATAAGAGTGGTACGGTCACAGATCATCCGGAGACGTACAGTGCGGACTTCAACATTCCTTTGCTTGATAAAGCGAATATGTCTGGAATGACCAGGGATGTACGCATCTATATCCCTGCACACATCGGGCCAGTCTATAAAGCTCATACTCTCACTAGAGTAGAGAATCACATCGCTATGCTCAAGTCAACGGTCAAGACGGTCGATGTCTATCCAGCTGCGGTTGAGCAGATCAAGCCGGAGTCCACATTCTACATTGCACTGGCTATGACGACGACGGAAAAGCTTACTTTGCAGATAGGAGGTATTTGATGGCAACCTACAATCAATTTGTTGTGACGGACGCCGGACGCGCATTGCTGGCAAAAGCTGTGGCGAATAAGGGTACGTTTACGATATCGTCTATCAAGACGAGCTCGCACACATACAGCCAGAGCGAGATTGCGGCGCTCACGTCACTTGCTGACGTCAAGCAGAGCTTCCCGCTCGCATCCGCTACCACGGTAGACAGTACGACGGTCAAGCTGCAATTCAATGTGACCAACGTTGGCCTTGCCACATCGTACACGCTGTCCACTCTCGGCGTCTACGCGACGTACAATAATTCCGAGACGCTTTTTGCAGTCAGCACAGCGAATAATCCTGACATCATGAATGCCGAGCAGGCAGGCGCACTGGTGCGCAATATCCTGACGACCGTCTACATCAAGACAGCCAATGCATCGAGCATCAGCATCGCCGTGGATATGGATACCTATGTTACAAAGGCGATGCTTGATGCCGCTGAAAAGAAAGCCCTGGACCTCGCGCATCCGGTCGGCAGTGTATATCTGCAGGTCGGCGGCACGGATCCTGCAACAGCTTTCGGCGGCACATGGAAAAAGATTGAGGGCTCGTACCTGCTCGCGTCGGGTAACTATAATGACATAACACTGAGTGCAGGTACGAGGGTCGGTGAGGCTAAGCATACTATTACCACGGATGAAATGCCGCAGCACCATCATGAAGGCGAAACGGATGTCAATGGTAATCATCATCATGGTACATGGGGCGAGGCTTATGGCGGCTGGATGTTTGGTAATTATGCTGGACAAGGCCATCAAGGCTCGAACGGCGGGCAGGACTGGGATAACTATCTGTACAATACGTCGACAGATGGCCAGCACTCCCACCACTTCACGACAGGTGATGCCGGCAAAGGTAATGCGATGCGCATCATGCCACTCGCCACCGTCGTCGATGCCTGGTACCGCACAGCGTAGGAGGTGACATGATATGCCCAATTTTTCAAGCGGCTACGCCCTGACAAACGCAGGCGCAAAGCTCATGGCAGACGTTGAGGCTGGCAAGCTCACGCTCAAGCTGACAAAGATGCAGCTTGGCAGTGGGCAGGCGAATACCGTCGATGATTATGCCGTACGATCGGCGCTCTTTGCGCCACAGAATGCGATGGTCATCACGAGCATCACAACCGAGGATGTCGGCAACGTGCGCACGTGTTTGCTCAAAGCATCGCTGACGAGCGAGTCAGTGGAGACAGGTTACGAAGCGACCGAACTCGGCATCTTCGCGCAGGACAGCTCAGGCAAGGAAATCCTCTACGGCGTATGCTACGATAGCGCACCTGGCTACGTTCCGAGCAAGTATGATGGCAATAACGTGCAGATAAATTTTGCCATGCGAATCATCACGACGAGCAAAGCAATCGTAGAGCTGGTACTGCCGAAGACAGCTGAAGAGCTTGTTGCGCTGACACAGGAGAAAGCCACAAAGGCGATTGAGTCTGCAGAGAGTGCAGCAACTAGCGCATCGGATGCCGCGACGAGTAACAGCTATGCACAGCTCGCAATGAGCAAAGCTAGCGGCTTTGCCGGTGACGCTGCCGAGAGTGCAGAGCTTGCGCGGAAAGCCTACGAAGGCACGCCGTCCGGTAAGGCCAAAGAATCTGAGCTTGCGGCTAAAGCATCAGAAGAAGCCGCGAAGACCTCCGAGACGAACGCTAAATCATCAGAAGACGCGGCTGCAGCGAGTGCAAAAGCAGCGGCCGCGTCTCAGACTGCTGCAAAGACATCTGAGACAAATGCGCAGGATTATATGGAGCGGTCCGAAGCAGTCCTTGCAACACTGAATACAAAAGATGGCCGGTTCATCGTCGGCAGCGCGACGCAGCCGACAAATGGCCCGCACTGGATTGAGCCGATATCCGACAAATCGTGGACACTCGCAGCGAGCAAGATTGTCGCGAGCAAAGAAAAGCCGGACGACGCGCACGCTATCTGGATTGAGATGCTGGAGCAATAAGGAGGAAAAGGATGGCAATCGTAAAATCGGTATATCACACGCCGAAGAAAGACGGATCGTATGATGACGTGTATTTTCGAACCAGTGTTGACCAAGTGGTCGACCTGCCAGAAAAGCTCGATGCAAAAGTAAAAGCGGCGATGGCTGAGAGCGGGGCAAATCTCTTGCCACAGCTCATCATCACGACGCTGACGGGGAGCACTGTCACAGTCAAGCAGGGGGACATCTCATACACGCCGACCGAGAGCGACGGGAAATGGATAGTCGACGTCCCAAAGCTTGGTGAGTGGACCATCCATGCCGAAAAATCTGGTGTATTTTCGCGCGATGTCACAGTGACGGTCGATGCGGTCAAGCAGTACAGCGTGCACGTGTCGCATGGCGTCCGCTACGGCTATCGTATCAAAAAGACAGAGGGCAATCCGTCCGGCCGCGTTGAGTATCTGTATGATGCAGTCGGCCTGACGCCAGCAAAAATGGATTTTACAACTGGTAAATTTGACTATGGATCGTGGGCGGACAAGTGGTTTGTCGTAAAAAATAAGCCACTCATGCTCAAGAGCGATGGCACGGTCGATTATTATCTCAAAGCAGATAATTATGCGTACAAGGAGGACGGCACGTCGTCAGATGTCGCAAATACCGCGTATGACGGCAATGCAATGGCACAGATCCCGCTTTGCTGGGTCTATCGCTACGAGGATGACACGTATGAGTACGAGATTATCAGTGACATCAAATACGATGATAATTACAAAGCATACGCGCATACCCGTGCAGACGGCACTATCGCAGACTATTTTTACTACTCGATTTTTGGTGGCTCTGGTAATGCTACAAAGATGCGCTCGCTCTCCGGGCAGTCACTTGCAAATGGACTTACAGCAGAGCAGGAGATTGCTGGATGCAGGGCAAATGGCGCGCAATGGTATACACATACATGGAGCCAGCACGCGCTCCTACGCACGCTCTGTATCTTAATTGGCAAGAGCACTGACGTGCAGAGCGTCTTCGGCTATGGCAACTGCCGCTCTGCGTCGGACGCAAGTGATATGCTCAAAACGGGAGTGCTCAATGATAAAGGGCAATTCTTCGGCTACAATAATTCTTCTTCGCAAGTCAAAGTATTTCACATCGAGAAGCCGTGGGGCGACCAGTGGGATCGGACGGCTGGCATCATCTACAATAGCGGCCAGCTCTGGATTAAGATGACGCCGGAAGAGCAGGGTTATCGCATCAATGATGTAATCGGCTACACAAATACAGGCGTCAGCATCAGTGGATCATCAGGCGGCTACATCAGTAAAGGCACGTGTAGTGAGTACGGCTTCTTACCGACAACCGTCAGCGGCAGCGGCTCGACGTACTACGCCGATGGAGCTTGGTTTGACGGATCCGGCTTGCGATATGGGCTCTGTGGCGCCGGCGCGGACAGCGCTTCGGCGCTCGGCGGTGTCTCTGCGCTCAGTGTGGACAACCCGCCGTCCGGGACGTACTGGTCTTACGGCTGCGGCCTTTCTTGCGAACAACCTGCGACTGCGTAAGCAGGCGCTGAGGGGGCTCGGGGGATACTTCCCCCGATAACCTCATGTGATAAAAATATAGGGTGAGGCGGGGCGAACCTGCGGCTCTGTGGCGCCAGCGCGAACAACGCTTCGGCGATCGGCGGTGTCTCTACGCTCAATGTGAACAACCCGCCGTCCAGGACGAACTGGAATTACGGCTGCGGCCTATCTTATCTAAGAGAATTTTTACAATACCCTGCCCCATCCTCAGCCCTTGCTGAAAATGTCCCGCTAAAGGGCCGGGAGAGTAGATCGCGAAATCCCGGCAGGAGATAAGAAATGAAAACCTTTAATAATCTATTAAAATCATCACTCACACCTCAGACGGTGTGTAAGTGTATGCTTGATGCGGCAAAAGGCAAGCTGCGTCGCCGCGAGGTGCTCGATACTTTTCGGCACTTTGATAAGACATATGATATTATTACGACATGTGCCAGGAGCCCTGATTTTGTGCCGCGCGAAGATAATGTCCACACGATTACGGACGGCACGAATTACAAAGTGCGTGAGATTGAGAAGCCGATGTTTTGTCCAGAGCAGATACTGCATCATCTACTAATGGAGCCTTTTCAGCCGATTGTGATGCACGGCCTTTATGAGCAGGTCTACGGCTGTATGCCGAGGACGTATCAGAAGACGGCAGACGGCAAAGTCATTGTGCGCAAGTACGGGCCGCACGCAGCGATACATCAGCTCAAAAAGTGGGTGCAAGTCGATAAAAAGATTTACGTCGCAGAGCTCGACGTGTACCACGCTTATGACTCGGTCGATATCATGATACTCATGCAAGAGCTGCGGCGCGTCATCAAAGACGAGCAATGGCTGGGTCTGATTGGCCGATTCTTGCACGCAGGCGAGACGGGACGTAAGGGGCTTAAGCTCGGGCACTACACAAGCCCGTGGCTCTTTAATTTTTATCTCAAACGATTTGACCACTTCGCGGCCACGCTCGATGGGGTGCGATATCTGCGATTTGCCGACAATCTTTTTCTTGCCGGCTCGAATAAGCGCAAGATGCATCGAGCTGTCGGTGCTATAAGAGCATACTTGCACGACAATCTCAAGCTGGAGCTTAATCGCTCGGCACAAGTGTACCGCTTTGAGTATGCGGATAAATCTGGCAAAGTGCGGGGCAGAGCAGTAAATGCTCTTGGCGCTGTCATACACTACAATCGTGTGACACTGCGCAAGCAGATCTTGCGCGGGATGAGACGTAAGGCAATACGCATTGACCGCAAGCAAAAAGCTACATGGTACGACGCAGCATCCATCTTCTCACGCATCGCGTGGGTACGACATACGGATACATACGGGTATTATCAGCGACATATTAAGCCACACATCAATACGAGACAGCTCAAGCAAAAACTCAGAAATTACAGCCGGGCGAGCTATCCGGCTGCGGAAGCGAGGAGGCAGATTATCTATGACGGATTGGACAAAAGTGCAAGGCTCGCAGGCGAGTGAGCCAGCGACATGGGACACGACGACGAGCGACCACATCGTCTACCAGCGCCGCAATATCAAGCAAATCGAGACAAAGAATCACGACGGGTCGACAGCGAAGCTCTGGGAGTACGAGGAGCGCCAGCTTACTCCGGCAGAGTACGAGGAGGAGCACGCGCAGGCAATTAAAAAAGCGCTCGATCAGGCGCGCGCGGATATCGACTTTCTGTCGGCAGTGACTGGCAATGATTTGTAAGGAGGTACTGCATTATGGCGGATGCGCATAGCAAAAATTACGGCAAAGTCAAAGATTACTACGAGCGCGGCCTCTGGGATCTCAGCCGCGTCTATCGAGTCGTCGGCAAATGGATTACAGCTGATGAGTACAAAGAGATTACGGGCAAAGATTACACAGCTGAAAACGAGGCATGAGGGCATGGTATTCGGTGACGCTTTAGAGAAGATGAAAGCAGGAGCACAGATGACACGACGTGGCTGGCCTTTTCCGGACGCTGTCTATGCGGAGTATACGGCAGTAGACTTGCAGCCGTACCTTGTCGTACAGGCGGGTGAACGTGAAGCAGTCCCTTATACGGCAACGGACATTGACATCTTCGCATCAGACTGGGAGGTGGTGCCGTGAACATCTTAGAGCGGCTTACAAAAATCGAAACACAGGTGGGTACCCTCGTCACGTCAGTGCAAGAACTCAAAGAGAAGATTGATGTCATGACGCCAGACGTCGTGTCAGCACTTGACAGCACGAAATCGGCACATCATCGCATCGACGAATTCAAGCGTGACGTCTGCTGGACGATTGGCGTGAGTACAACGCTCGTCGGCATCTTTGCAAGCGTACTGACTTGGGCACTCGGGAGGTGATACGTATGCGCACGTATATGATCAGCACCGACATGATTGTCGGTACAGGCCTCATCATCGCCCTACTGCTGTCCATCGGCATGGGGGGTAGCTGGGAATTGCAGACTAGCCTCGCGAGCGGTCTGACAGGCTACCTTGGCCGCTCTGCGGTTGATAGATTTGACAGGAAGGATGATTTGAAATGAAAGTATTTTTAAATCCAGGACATGCGCCAGATGGCATTCCAGATACGGGGGCAAAAAACGCGGAGACTGGTCTGCGCGAATGCGATGTCGCAAAAAATATCGCGGATCTTGTCGAAAAGTATCTTGTAGCTGCTGGTGTAGAAGTCGTCGGAAATATCCAGTCTGACAACCTCTACTATGACTCTGACTACCCACAGCCCTGCGTCTGCGCTGAAGCGAATGCCAGCGGGGCAGACATCTTTGTTTCCATCCACTGCAACGCGTTTGACGGGGAGGCGCACGGGACAGAGACATTCGCTTACGCTCCGAGCGGCGAAGGCGAGAAGTTGGCCGGGTGCATCAACAACCAGATCGTCGCCTCGCTCGGCACACTGGACCGGGGTGTGAAATTCCGTGACGATTACATTGTGCTCGAGCATACTGACATGACTGCGGTACTTGTCGAGACAGCTTTTATCGACAGCGATATCGACGAGCCACTGCTGAGAACAAAGCAGGATGATTTTGCGCGGGCAATCGCTCGGGGCATCACGGACTATGAGCAGTCGCTTTGATTGGAGGATTGATTGATATGAGTAAATGGACGGATATCCGCGACAGCATCGAGGACACTGTCAGCACGACAAAAGTAGATGAGCAGGTCAAGCAGGCGGTCATGCAGAAGTGCTATGACGTGGTCCTGCCGAGCCTCCAGAAGCTCGGCGACGGCTTTGTAGCATCGGTTAAAGCTCAGAGTGCAGATGAGTCGGGCTGGTGCAAAGTACGCGATGCAATCGTACTTCCGGCACTCATCGAGGGCAGTCTCTGGCTCGTTGAGTTGGTGCTGAAGAAGACCATCGAGAAAACCACGGCGTCGTCTACAGTTGCAGTATGATGCACTAATAACTAAAGTATGGTGAGCAAAAGCCTCGTCCGTATCATTACGAATGAGGCTTTATTTTTATCGCAATAGACTCCGAAAACGATTGACAAGACGCCTAAAGCGATGTATAATAAATATAGAAATCAGGAAAGGAGGATGCGGATGGCAAAGAAAAATAAAAGGTTCAAGCTGCTCACCCTGATAAGCAGATTGCTTCTAGCCCTTGCAGCGGTGATAGAAGCGATAGCTCATCTGATTGATAGCCTGAACCAGTAAAACAAGGCCGGGAGCCCGCAAGGGCTCTTGGCAATAAAATTATAGCATACCATCTGCAAAAAGAAAATGAGCAAAACAAGAACAATGGAAGTGCTGATTGCTATATCCATAATTGGAGATATAGCGGCCCGCTTGTTAGGGCTTGGAGACGGTTTCGCCCTGGCAGTCACGCAAGGGACACTTGGCATCATGCTCCTAGCTGATGTCTATAAAGAATGGAGGGGGAATAGGTGAATGTTCTGGATGAAGTTATGACGGTATCCGAGGCCGCTAGACGTTGGGACAAAGATGTTCGCACCATCAGGCAAGCGTGCACATATTATAAAGGAAATCCCCCACGGTTTGCATCTGATGAAGTGCGTCAGTCTGGTAGAACGTGGCTGATAACTATGGAAGGCATGGAGCGCGTGTACGGAGTGCCGACAGTGAAGACAAAATCAATGAATGTTCTGGATGAAGTCATGACGGTCGCGGAAGCTGCCGAGCGCTGGGGAAAGGCCAGTATTACGGTAAGGCAGGCGTGTACGGGTTACAAGAAAGCCCCGCCAAAATTCCACAAGGACGAAGCAAGGCGGTCAGGAGCGACATGGCTCATCACTATTGCAGGAATGACGCGCGTTTTTGGTCCGGAGAAAACGAGGTAGGTCTGTAGCAAAGCTGAGTCCATTGCGACTTGTCCCGCAAAGCGTACTAAAAACGTACTAAAATATCTGAGATGTGTAGAATATGTAGATTATATGGACGAAAAAGCTTTGAAAAATACGATATATAAATAGGAAGGAAGCTTGTTTCATCGAGCTCGTGTAATCCACATACGGATATACGGACCATACAAAGGCTGTCTGCCCACGCAGGCAGTCTTTTTGTATATAGAAAACCCCTGGTTAGACCAGGGGTTCGATAAAGCTTTAGCGATGAGTCTTTAAAGGATTTAATAAACCTCCCTTGAAGTATGAAGTTGCGGTCCGTCAACTGCA